GAACCTATAGACAATGGAAAAAGGGGTATATTAAAAGGATATGACGTTGAAACTGGATTCATATCAGATATTATCAATGAAGTCGTAGGAGATATATTATTCTACCAAGATGGATATTTAATTAAAAATCCAATAATTAATCCACTTAAATGGACTTCTATCGTAATAGCCTTTGGATCAAGCATACAGTCTCCCCTAGCATCTGGAAGTTTAGAACTATATGAAGGAGCCTTATATAATAATATTTCAATTTATGAAAAGCCACAAGTTACATCAAACTTTACGGTTGGAAGTAGAAATTGGCAAGAAGCAAGGTTTACAGATATAGAAACAGAGACTGAATCAATTACCACAGAAAATCAATGGGAAGACTGGTTGGTATATACATGGACAGAGTTATACGCACCAGTAGAGTTATTTAAGTTTGCAATAGATGGAAAGAATATTTTAGAGTCATATTCTGGAACTGCTGGTGTAGTAATTGACGATAATGCAACAATATTGTTTAATTCAAATGGGGCAGACCTATTTTCTAACGTTACATGGGAGACAAGACTTGTCAAACCAGTATAATATGGTATACTTGTGTACATGAATAAGCCAAAACTCAAAAATAATGGTAAGCCTAAGTTAACAGTAATAGAAAAAAAATCAGACTGGGGAGTTTACGTTTGGTTATGTGACTTTGACAGTAAACCATTTGGTGATGGTAACGGTAATATAATGAATGTTCCAGGAAGACCATATGATTTAGAAAAGATGGCAAAAATAAGACAAGCGGCAGAACACTATGGTGCTCCTGCAGGAAAGGTCCATTTCATGGCTGGTGTAAATAGAGTTAGTGACGAAGAGCATCAAAATCAAATTCATAGAATGAAAGAAGGATTAATTCCTAGCGAAACAGACATAGGTGCATGGATGCTTGCCCAAGAAGGAATGAGAAAAAATGGAAGATAATAATGATGCAATAGCAAAAATAGATAATTTAGATAAAGCACAACCTAAAGAAAAAATAGATTCTTTTAATGTTGATGCAGAAATAGTAAAATCTTATAATGGAATAGATCATAATTTTAAAAGAAAGATTAATAGAGTTGTAAGTAAGGCATTTACAGGTGTTGGTAATACTAAGTCAAAACAACTATTTCCAGAAATGGATATGGTTACAGCCTACGGTTTATTTGATGTTGTTCTACCACCATACAATTTAGATGAACTTTCTTATTTTTATGAAAACTCATTTGCAAATCACGCAGCAATTTCAGCAAAAGTATCAAACATAGTTGGACTTGGATATGGTTTTGAAATTACAGATTCAGTATTGGCAAGACTAGAAGAAGCACCAAATGAAGAATCATTAATGAGAGCACAAAGAAAAATACAAAGAGCAAAGGCTTCTTTAACCGAGTGGTTAGAAAGTTTAAATGATGAAGATACCTTTAGCCATATTTTAGAAAAAGCATATATTGATGCAGAATCAACAGGTAACGGATATATTGAAATTGGTCGTAAAGTAAATGGAGAGATTGGCTACATTGGCCATATCCCAGCAACTACAATTCGTGTACGCCGTATGCGTGATGGGTATATTCAAATAGTAAATCAAAAGGTAGTATATTTTAGAAACTTTCAAGGTAAAAATGCAAACACAGTAACAACTGATCCTAGGCCAAACGAATTAATTCACATTAAGAAGTACTCTCCAAAGAACTCATACTATGGAGTTCCAGATACAGTTGCTGCTGCAACATCTATGGTGGGTAACGAATTAGCAGCAAAATACAATGTTGACTATTTTGAAAATAAAGCAGTTCCTAGATATATTGCAACTTTAAAGGGTGCAAGACTTAGCCCAGATGCAGAAGATAAGTTTTTTAGATTTATGCAAGCAGGACTAAAAGGTCAAAATCACAGAACCCTTTATATTCCTCTTCCATCAGATGGTCCAGATAACAAGGTAGAGTTTAAACTAGATCCAATCGAAAATGGTATTCAAGATGGGTCATTTGAAAAATATCGTAAGGCAAATCGTGACGATATCTTAATGGCACACCAAGTTCCATTTTCAAAGGTAGGTGGAGGTGAAGGTGTATCAATAGCCTCAGCCCTAGTTGCCGATAGAACCTTTAAAGAGCAAGTTGCTAGACCAGCACAAAGAAATCTTGAAAAGACAATAAATAAACTTATTAAAGAAAAGACCGATATGCTTTTGCTTAAATTCAATGAGTTAACTTTAACTGATGAAGATACTCAAAGTAAGATAGACGAAAGATATTTGCGTATGCAGGTTGTTGTTCCAAATGAAGTTCGTGAAAGAATTGGGTACCCAGCAAGACCAGGTGGCACAGATCCAGTCCTTTTAGGAGCACAAGCCAGAGCAGAACAAACAGCACAGGCAAGTGGAAATAGACGCAGAGACCAAGAAAGAACTAACAACGCATCCGACTCAACATCTACCACAAGAGGTAGAAGTGCACAGGGCGAAGGCAGATCTCAAGAATAAATGCTATAATATTATAAAGTGTCTATAAACACTTATTATAATAGAGGTAGAATGACTAATTTAACTAAAGCCTTTTGGCACTCTGAAGAAAATAATATTAGACTATCTATGCCTATTGGCAAAGTAGATAAAGAAAAACGTATGGTATCAGGATTTGCTACCCTTGACAATGTTGACAAACAACATGACATAGTTCCAACAGATGTTAGTGTTAAAGCCTTTGAAAGATTTCGTGGTAACCTAAGAGAGATGCATATGCCTATCGCAGTCGGTAGAGTAATGTCATTCAAATCAGATAAATTTTATAATAGAGAAGAAGATAAGTTTTATAATGGGGTGTACGTAGATGCATATATTTCTAAAGGTGCTCAAGATACTTGGGAAAAGGTTCTTGATGGTACTCTTTCTGGGTTTTCTATTGGTGGCAGTATCAAGGAATCGGACAGCGTATACGACCCCGACTTGGATAAGGCTATCAGGGTTATTAAGGACTATGACCTCCAAGAATTATCATTAGTAGATAATCCTGCTAATCAATTTGCAAATATTGTATCAATTGAAAAAATAGCAGACGGTAGTAATAAAATTGATGGTATCATTAGTAAAGTAGATCTTGAAAATGTTTACTGGTGTGAATCAGATTCACTAATTAGACTTTCAAAAGACGAAGACTCTTCATGCCCTTCATGTGACAAGGGTATGACAAATATTGGTTTCGTAGAATCAAACGATTCAGAAAAGAATTCTGTGGTAAAAGATTTATTAAAATCACAGAAAAATAGACTTGGTGATAAAGTAGCCAAGGCTGATAATCCTATCAAGGAGGGGAATAATATGGCAGATCAAGAAATTACAAAACATGATGATGTTGCAGAAGTGGCAGAAGCACAAGCAGACGCACCAGCAGAAGCAGTTGCAGAAGCAGTAGCAGACGCACCAGCAGAAGCAGTAGCGGACGCAGTAGCAGATGCACCAGCAGAAGCAGTTGCAGAAGCAGTAGCAGACGCACCAGCAGAAGCAGTAGCAGATGCACCAGCATCAGACGTTGATGCCACCACTCCTGCTGAAGAAGTAAGTGCTGAAGAAGCACCTGCTGATTTAGCAAAGGCTGTAGATACAGTACAAGAATCAGTTGATGAGATTCAAAACACAGTTGCTTCAGCACTTGGAGACTTGGTGACAACCGTAAAGTCATTAAATGACAAAATGGCAGAATTACAAAAAAGCATTGATTCAGCAAAAGAGGAAGTTGCTGGAATTAAAAACAATGTAGAAGAGTTTGGAAAGCGTGTAGATTCACTAGAAGATGATACCGCTGTCCGTAAGTCTGGCGACCTTGGCGGGTTCGTACAGGAAGAAACACAAATAAAGAAAGGATCGATGTGGGGCGGGCGTTTCCTCAATTCCGCTGACCTATATCGTTAACATTCACTAGGAGGTGAAATAATTATGGCAGAAGAAATTTTAGAAAAGGCTGCTGCTACAGGATCTATCGTTTCTGGTGGTATTGGAGGTGTAAGCACCCCAGCCGCAGGAGACCTTGGTGTTGCAGGAAGTTCCGCTAATGACGGAGGTATTCTTGCTCCTGAGCAATCACGCCAATTTATCGAATACATATTCGAACAACAAGTACTAGCAAGAGATGGACGCAGAGTAACAATGCGTACAAACGCTGCTGAACTTGAAAAACTTAACGTTGGAGAACGTGTAATCCGTGCCGCTGCACAAGCAGATGCAACTTACACAAACGCTGGTGTTACTTTCACAAAGGTAGAAATCTCTACAAAGAAGATTCGTCTTGACTGGGAAGTATCAACTGAAGCACTCGAAGACAACTTGGAAGGTGCAGGATTGGAAGACCACTTGGTCCGTACAATGACTCGTGCTTTCGCAAATGATCTCGAAGATCTCGCAATCAACGGAGTAGGTTCTGGTTCAAATGCATTCTTGAACATCATGGAAGGTTTTGTTGCAAAAGAAGACACTTCTACAAACACTGCAACATTCGGTACAGATATCGAAGACTTACAAGCACTTGTGCTTGCAATGCCTCGTAAATATCGTGCTTCACGTTCAGCAATGAAGTTCTATGCAGACACAGAAACAGTATCAAACATTATCAACGGCCTTGGCTCTTCAGGTAACCTGAACAGCGAAAGAATCGTTGAAAGAGTTGTTGCTGGTCAAGAACCACAAATCCTCGGTGCTCCATTGCAGTACCGTGTACTAGGTCTTCCTTTATTGGAAGTTCCTTTGATGCCTGCAAACCGTGTATCTCTAACATTCCCTGAAAATCGTATTTGGGGTTTCCAAAGAGATGTCACAGTTCATCGTGAATTCCAACCTAAGAAAGATACAGTAGAATATACTGTCTTCTTACGTTTCGGCGTTCAAGTTGAAGAAACCAGTGCTATCGCAGTTGCACAAGGATAATATCCTTAACAACTAATTAGAGAGGGGAGCAGAAATGTTCCCCTCTTATTTATTTATTTATAAATGATATAATAATTTAGAGGTGTATTAATGGAAATTTTAAGATTAAATAATTCTACTTCATTATCTGCATCATTTTCTGGACTAACAGCAAGCGGATCATATACTTTAGATCTAGATGATTTAATAACATCTACCTCATACTCAGCAAGTGCTATAGCAAACCAATCAGGGCTTGCAGTATTTACACTTCCAAATCATTACCTAACATATACTGGCCAACTCTCCGTTTCAGTAAAAGATAACTTAGATAACATAGTAAACATGACAAATCTAGATGTAATAAGACCATATTGCAATATAGCATCAACTGCTTCATTATTAAATATTAAAACTTCAGAGGCTACAGAATATGAAAGAATTGCTAGATATATTATAGATTCACATACAGGTGGATTTAATTATGTAAGAAAAGAAAAAGAGTTTATTGGGGATGGAACTGATCAACTTTTAATTGATGAAAATATTCATAATTTATATAAGTTGTATGAGAATGGAGAACTTATTTATGATTCTACCTCGGAAAGCAATGAATCAACATATAGAGTTAATAAACAATTGAATGCTATTGTTCTTGATATTCCAGAAACTAATAGAATAAATTATCCTAAAATATGGAGAGATAGATTTTTAGATGTAGACTTTTTTGACGGGTATGAATATGTGGTTGATGGAGACTTTGGATGGAGGGTTATTCCTCAAGATATCCAAGAGGCATCTCAACTATTGATGCAAGATATAGTTCAAGATAATCTAAGATATATTAATAAGTACATAGAGTCTTTTGATAATGATGACTTTAAGATTAAGTTTTCTAAAAATTGGACATCTACTACTGGAAATCGTATTGTAGATAGAATATTGGAGAAGTATCAAAAGTCTATTCGTGTCGGAGTGTTGTAAATGTTACCTAAGTCAAGTTTAGATGATGTCTTATACCCTATGACTGCAGAGATATATTACGCAGATACTAAGCAAGATGAGTTAGGATCAATGAAGAAAACCTGGGTATATGATAGAACTATTAAATGTTCAACTATATCTCAAGCATCAGATAAAACAACTTTAAGTCCTGAAAGTGTTAATGTTAAATCATTATTTGAATTAAATGCTGATGCTATATTAAGAACTAATGATAATATACAAAAAAAGAAAAATGGTACTTTTTACCCAATATCTGAAATACTTATAACAGATATAAAAGATCCTAGGGGAGATTATGTTTGGGAAGATACATTGAATAAAAGGGTTCAATTTGAATTAAAATCATTTGTAATACAGTATGGTCCAGACCATAATAAACAATTTTATAAAGGATACTTGTCTAGGTCTAAAAAACAAGAAGAGGTATTATACTAATGATACGTACCTCTTTTGATACTAAGAAAATGACTAAAACTATAAATAATATTATTCAGTATTCAAATGGATATCTTGATGAAACAAAGAAAAGTGAAAGCAAAATAGCATCTAAAATTGCTAGAATAAGCGTCAAAACATTTTATGATTATTTAGATGGTTTAGCAAGGATGCATCCAGAAATGCTACATCATGTTTATGA